ATCAAATAATTAGCTATGTCTTCTTCTAAGACTGCGTAATTCAACCCACCTTGATAGTCAACATAAGAAAAGTATTTCATCCCTACCGAATAAGGTTGGATAAACATAATTTCTACTTGCTCTTTACCGAATCCAAAAGCAGAAATTCTCTTAGGTGCATACTTGCGTGTGTCTTCCCAATTATCCGAATAGTAATAACCTTCTATCTGTCCGTCTTTATTGCACTTCTCAGGTGCTAATTGCTGAACGGGAATGTGATAAACTTTTAGAATCTTACTTCTATCCTTAGAATAATGTACTTGAAATGCTGCTTGTCCCAACATCTGAAAATCTAATACTACTTTACGCATATCGTCTGCGTTAATCATAGCCATCATTTGAGCGTACTCGTTAGGCTTTCTTGAAGCATCTACTGCGCTTAAACCTTTACCATATACCAAACGGCTAATATTGTTTATAATAGCGTTATTGGTAGTTGAATTTTTATATCTATCAATTAAGAACTGATAGTAAGAGTTGTTTTCTCCATACGTTACCCACTCATTCTTCTTTGATTCCTCAATGATTGGTGGCTCGTATTTTGCTAAGTTTAAAACGTGTATATTATTCATAGATTATAAAATCGTTTGTTGTGGTCGAACTTACATACTGACCATTGTTTACGCTGAATGATACCAAAGGCTGATTAGTGCAGAATACCTTGTCTTTAAATAATACATCAGTTCCATCTTTTAGAACCAACATATAGAAATGGTTTTCTACTAAATCAAATATAGCTTCTATAGTGTGGTAATATTCACCTACCGTAGAATCGATTATAGTTACAACCTGCGTATCATTTGTTTGCTCGTCAGTTAACTCCAAAGTATCGTAGCTTCCATCTCGTGGAATGAAACTAATTACTTGGCTAAGTTCTGATACATTTAATACTATCATACTATATTAACTACCGCAGTTCGTTTTTGTTTTAAAAAAGAAAAGGGTAACCGAAGCTACCCTAATCTATGAACTATGAAAGAAAAACTATGCCGTTACAATATCAGCACCATCAAACAACGCAGCAAGTGCAGCCTCGTCTGAGCAATCAAGGAAGTTAGCAGGTACATTTTCCATTCCCGTGAATGTCAAAGTGTATCCGCTCAAATCCCCAAGTGCAGTTCCATTAGCTACAGTCCCCGCAGTTACATCCATCCCTCTTTTGAATCCTGCCAAAAAGAATTGGTTGTTTCTATTTCTTACAACGATGTGAGGTCTTCCGTAAGCTAAAAGTTTAATAGTCTTGTGTGTTTGAACATCTTGCTTCTTAAGCGTAACGTTTAACGTTTGCTCAAAGTAAGTAGTTCCATTATCTCTTGAAGATGTTATAGCTTGGTCAAAAGAGTTAGCACCTTTCAATTCGTATTTGTAAAGGTTAGAAACTCCATTAACTGCATTAATTAAATCTTCGTAAGTTCCATCATAAGTGATGTCAGAATCGGAGTTATAGTCTCCGTAGTTTATGATATAGATAGCATCAAGTCCAGCAACTGAATCCTTACACGCTTCTAATCTTCCGTTTGCAATATCACAACTCATTGTTTAATTATTTAAGTGTTATAAAAAAAGGGTGGCAGATATTCCACCACCCTCGTTATTTTATTAGTTAAGATTAGTTAGCAGAGTTAGTTACTCCGTAAGTTACCAAGTCACCTGCAAATCCGTATTTAGCATCTGCCGTAAAACGCATAACTACACGTACATTTTGGGAACCATCAACTTCAGCCAAATCGATAACTTTAACTTCGTTCAAATCGCTCATCAAACCTGTAGCAAAATGCAAGTTAGTTGTTTGTGCCAAAAGACCTTTGTTGTTATCCATTCCGTTAGCAAGGAAGATTGGAATACCATCGAAAGAAAGACTTCCGTTAGTGTACCATTGTGTACCTTGGTTGTTAGTACCGTTAGCACCTAAACCTGATGCACCAAATCCACCCAAAGCACGGATATAAGCACGTACGATGTTAGAAGAAAGATACAATTTCAAATCTGGTTGTCCGTAAAGACGAGCAGGACAAGCATCTACGATAGCACCCAATTGAGCGATAACGTTACCTGCGTTAACACCACCACTAACTGCTGCTACTTCTTGTGTAGAAGGCAATTCAGCATCTGTAGTCAACTGACGCATAATACCTGAGAACTCACCCGCTGATGCGTTGTTACCTTCCCAAATAGTACCTTCGATATGAGAAGCAACTTTTTCAGCTACGTGTGCGATAAGGAAATCTGCGAAAGATTTAGGAAGAACATCGAATGCTCCGTAACCCATCTCAGCAGCCTGCCACGTTGAATGAAAAGTTTTCTTACACAATTGTAGGTTTACTTGGAATTCTTCTGGTTGAAGAACTTTCTCAGTAAGTGTTACTGTAGAAGTAGCATCGAAGTCACAAGTAGCATCTTTAACGATTCCGTCAGTAGCAACTTTTTGGATAACTTGTTTGTACTTAACATTTGGGTGGATAGTTAAACCACCTTGTTCTAAAGTTGGAGCAGACAAAAGCGCTGCTGCAATGTACTTACCTGCGAACTCTCCAGCGTAAGTAGTAGTAATTGAAACACTTGTAGGCATTTTCTTTTAATTTATTAGTTTATAATTTATTTATTTAATTTTTCAAGGATAGAATCCATAGTTGAACGTGGTCTTTTAGGAGCGATTTTAAACGCTTCTACTTTGTTTACGTTCTCAGGATTAAATACAATAGGAGTTACTTCCTCAAGTTCAATCTTTGTTTCAGTAGCAGCTTCTTTAGTAGCAACTTCTGTAGTAGGCTCAACTTTTGAAAACATTTCCAATTTAGCTTTTAACTCTTCGTTCTCAAGTTTTAATGCTTCCATCTCAGAGAAGAACGTTTCTTTAACAATTGATTCAACCGTCTTTTTAATGTCTCTTGGTGCTTCAGCTTCTGCTTCTACAGGCACTTCTGATTCTGGCTCTTCCATTGGCATTTCTTCTTCTGCTTCCATTTCTTTAATTTCAGCGATAATACCTTCTTCAGATACAACTAAGATTTTACCATCTTCCAACTCATACTCACCTACAGGTAAAGCAATTTTTTGGTCTTCAGCAACTACGAATACTTCTGCTCCTGCTTCGAATATTTCAGCTTCCAAAATAGTTACACCATCTGATAGCTTCATAGTAGCTAATTTAACTTCCATCCCAAGAAGTTCTTTAATTTGGTTTATTACGTTCTTTTTCATATTTATTTATTAAAGAGATTTGTAGATAGTATCTACTTTTTTAAATAGTGCGTTATATTCACTTAATTTACCTTGCAATTCTTTTTTATAACCACCTAAACCAGCGTCTGCAATACCTAACTCTTTAGATTTTTTATCAAGTTCTGCAATTAAATCAACTCCATTTTTTGCATTTTGTAAAGCAACTCTTACGCTATCACTATAAGCAATCAATGCGTTTTTAGATTTGTTTAATGCAGCTTTTGAAGCATCGTCTAACGCTTTATATTTTCCTACTGCTGCTTTAATGTCATCCATCAAAGCCAGTTCTACTTTTTGAGAAGCTAATTTTACTTCTTCAATTTTATTAGCTTTGTCAATTTTGCTTAAAATATTGTTTATCATAACTTTTCTATTTACATTAATAACTTTCGTGTTTTTAATCTGTTGTATTTTTTAATTAATCTGTCTTACCGTGTTCGTGTTTACAACGTTACTTACGACTTGATTTACCATACTACCAACTCCTTGATTTTGCAACTCTCCGTTACAACATTTTGAGTTATACGTACCATCGTCACATAAGCATCCACGCTTACCGCCTTTAGGACTTGTTCTACTTGGTGTTTTTTGTCTTGCCATTTTATACTTCGTTTACGGTTAATATTATACTTGGGGTTTCAGGGTAAGGTATTGTTACATTAGCTGCTTCGTATTGTAATGTAATATCTTGATTTTGTGTCCACATTATTTGGCAATGTTCTCCTGCGTCTAATTGAATAAAGAAATTCCACGCAGCAACTAAATATCTTGCGTTAGCTTGTACCTCTAAATGCGTTGCAGAATCAGGAACATCTACTCCGTTTTTACGCAGCCATATTATAACTTGTTTACTTGTACCACCAGATTCTCTAAATATCTGAGCAGAGAACATTATATTATAAACACCTGTTTTACTTACCGTGATTTTATTCTTTCTATTACTTGGGTCTTCCTCTACACTTACACCGCTTGTAGCATCTGTATCTACAGAGTTAAACTTCATAGCTGCAATACCACCACTTGTAACTGTTTGTGTTGTAGTGTCGTAAAATGAACCTCTATCTTTTGTTAGATATGGCTCTATAATCGGTGCAAGTTCTTCAGCAAAGTCTAATACGTTTACACGCTTAATTACATTCGAGTTTACATCGTCTAAGAAAACGCAGTCCGTGTTTTCAATAGTAGTAAAATCTTTAAATCTTATAAAATAAGGAATTCTCATTAAGCGTCTTTAAGAATTTCTTTTAACTTCTCGATTAATTCCTCTTCTGTTTCTGGCTCAGTAACTGCGGGTTTAAGGCTCATTTCGTATTTATCTGCAAAGTAGCCCTCTATAGAAAATCCTTTTACCTTACCTTCTTTTACGTCTTTCCATACCTCATCGTTGTTTACCTTCATAGAAATCATCCAAGTTCCCTTTGGTAAATCAAAACCATATAAACGAGATTTATCAGATTTTTCATCGTCAATTATCCAACTTTCCACTACGCTTAAACCTTCTAATTTATCCTTGTGTTCGTAGGTAGCGTTATTCTGATTAGAACGCATTAAGAATAACTCACTTGCTTTTCTTACTGTCTTCTCTGAAAAGTAAATGTAATACTCCTCATCCTTTTCATTACGTCTGTAGATTTGTTTATTAGGCACTAAGGCAGCACCCATTAAGATACGCTTCTCAGTATCTATTTCTTTCAACTCTACTTCGTGTTTATGTAACGCAATAAAATTCTCTTCTATCGCAGGAGAACTAACAACTGAAACGGCATCTATTCCGCTCATCTCATCGTTCTCGTCTATCACTAATTCTATTATCTTATTCATAACCTAATAACTTTATAATTAACCAAACGTTGCGTAATTGATTCTATTCCTATCTAATGACTGAGCAGTCGTTACATCTCCACTTACTACATAGGCTTGTAATGGTTGTCCACCTAATCCTGCTAATGGATTTGTAGCTTGTGCGTTTCCTACTATGTTAAAGTTAGGAGACATAACACCGCCACCTGCTCCTGGAATCTGGGGAACGGTAGTATCACCACCTCCACCACCTGAACTTCCTTCAAATTTAGTTTTAGAAATAGCAGCAATTTGTAAAGCACCCATAACACCCGCAGCGACACCAAAAGGAATACCTGTAGGAATACCTCCGCCATTACGAACCGACTGAACAACGTTTGATGCAGTATCTATAATTGTTTGAACAATCCGTAATTTCTTATCACGCTCAAACATTCTCTTTTTAATTGCCTCTTCTTCTTTGCTTCCTTTCTTTACACTCTTTAACCTTTCGTTATCTGAAGCATTTAAAAGGTTGTTTAATTCACCATATACTTGTCCAAATGTTTGAGCCGTTTTTAAAGCTAAATCAAAAGCCTTTTGCCGTGCTTGTTGTTTTTGTTCTTCGGCTTCAAAAGTATTATCTATATCTTGCTTATATATATCGCCTTTAAATTGCATTAACTCTAATTCATCTTCTTCTTGTTTTGCTATTGCTTCTTGGCGAATTTTGTCTTTTGCTGCTTCAGAATCCACAAGTTGTTGACGAAGTCCCTCTTCAATATCTTCAGTAAGAATAAATTCTTTTTCTTTTTGCGCTCGTTCTAACTCTTCTTTTAACTTATCATTCGCTTCCTTCTCATCTGCTAATCGTTTAGCATCTGCTTCCTTCTGTGCTTGTTTACGAGCATCCGCAGCTTGTTTATCTATAGCTTGTATTTGTAGTTTAAATCCTGCCTGTTGGTTCTTTAATTCTGCTAAAGCCTTTTTAGATTCTGCAATAGCCTTCATTCCTTCTTGTTCTACTTCTTTAGGGTCAAAGATTAATGAAGCAGTCCAATCCATTACTTGGTCTTGCAAGTTCCAATCCTTACCTAAAAATGCGCCTATCTCGTCTACGGTTTTTAATAGTAGGTTTATAGGTGCTAAAATAAATTGAAGTATTCCTTTAAGTATCGCTTTGTTTCGCTGCTCGGCTTGAATCTGTGCCTTTAAAGTTTGCTCCTGATTCTTAATAGATATTTCATAAGCCTTTATAGCTTCATCTGTTTGCTTTACTTTAAGCTGAAGTATTTGCTTTTCGGTAAGTCCTTGTAGCTTTAAGATATTGTCTTGAGAATCTAAACTCTCTAATTTTTCTTTCTGTAGGTCTACGTCTTTTTGTGATTTAACATTTAACGCTTCTTGCTCAGAACTTACACCACTAACCGCTGATTTAATGTCATCCCAATAAGCTACTATTGTACCAAGCGCAACAACTAATAAACCAATACCTGTAGCTGCTAATCCTGTACGGATTCCTTTTAACGCATCCGATGCTACTGCTCCTAATTGCTTAAAGCTATCTTTGGCTTCCATTAAGCCTTGAATACCTTGCGATAAAGCCATAGCACTTTGTACCTTGAGTAAAGTCTTTTGTACGTTTTCAGATTCTACTCCTACTAAACCTAATGCTCCTTCAAAGGCTTGAAATCCATTTAACGCACCACCAATAGAAGAAGACAAAGCATTGAATTTAGCGTCTGGATTAAAGGCATCCGTTAACGCTTTTGCATCTCCAATAGCATCTTTTAATTCCGCAGCTTTCTTCGCTGCATTTACCGCTTCTTGTGACGTTGCACCAAACTTTGCAGCAAGTTCATTAACTTCATTCTGCGCTGCTCGTAACTGAGATTTTAACGAGCCTAATGAATCGCTTTTAACCTCAAGTTCTATTACTTTCTTTTCTGCCATTACTTACGTCTTTTACTCTTTAACTCTCTTTTACCTTGTTTGTATGCTTCACGTACGCTTGTAGGTATTTTATACTTACCTTTTGCTATGTCAATGAACTCCGTCTTTCCGTAGAAATCGTCTATCTTAAGCAGTTCTAAAATATTCTTAATCATACTTCTTGTGT